GGGGGGGGGCCTGCGCCCCACCTCCTTCTAGTCCCTCGGTCCCCATGCGAATCCTACCGCTATCAAGACCGCTACCACTTCGAGGGCCATCAAGATCAGTTCACTTGCGTTCATCTCAGCTCCTTCGTTTGTTGACAGTTCCAACTATGCCGGGGCTCCAGGGGGCTGTCAACTACTTTTTGATGAAATCCTAATTACGGAATGAATCGCAATTCTGGACGGTTTGGTTGCGCACGTTCTGCCCCTTCATAATCCGCCTTCCAATATGGCGCGCCAATATGATGCACGGCAATTGCAAGGGCCTTCGTAAAATCCCTACTGTCGCAGAAGTACTCGGAACTGTCACCCTCGCCGGTCACTCGGACCATGCAGCGTTCCAGCTCCACGCCAGTAAATTCAATTACCAAATCCTCAAGCTCGATACGTCCGTTGATCGCCATTTGAATTACTCCTAAGCTCTGCTGACTTGGATCCGAACCAATTTCGAATCCATGACTGAATCATACCATCCTAATTGCCGGCGTGCCTGTCTTGCCTGCTGATTAGAGTGCAACCTCTAACCCTATCCTGAGCTCAGAATTCCGTTGCCCCCAGGTAGCAAGGCTAGATGCGAATCACTCTCATTCTCCTTCGTGCCACTACTACTATTCTCAACTGCTGAAGGCAGGGGGGGGAGCCTTTTTCGGGCGTGGAGATCGCTTATCCTACATGACATCCCCCCAATTTTTCTAAAATTTTATTTCACGCCTTCATTCCGCCTCCAGCGCCTACGGCAATTCCCAATCCAAACTAGATTCAGTTCCTGGCTAGACTCCCAGAAGTTAGAGAAGAATTGGAGCCCAGAATGCCTATCGATCTGAGTCCGTATATTGCAGAGCACGCGATCGAACCACAGCGGCCACACGCTGTCGGAGGGGGCACGTACGAGGTTCATAAAGATGGCCTTCAAAATCTGCTGGTCAAGATATTAGAGGCTCAATTCCCAGATTTGGTGGCGGCCGGAAATGGTAAACTTCTAAATAAGTCTCCTGGACCTGGGGCTGTGATGGATTATGCTCCCGTGTCAGGCGAAATACGAGGGAAGCCCAGGTCTGGCTATGGTACTGATTATATCGTAGATCGCAGCAAGATAGGTAATGTAACTGGCGTTCGTGGAGCTACAACTGATCAAGTAGTGGATAATCTTGGATCATTGCTACATGAATTTTACCACGCTAGAGCTGCAAAAGGACCTGGAAACTACAGTAAAGGCCTGGCAACTCAAGGTAACGAGTGGAAAGTTTTACTTGAAAACGCAATAACTGCAGGGTTTCCATCAATCTCTACAACTTACGGAGGTGGGGATAAGCTGGAAGAGTTCCTTGCGTCAGCTGTTGCAGTTAAACACATGGAAGCAAAAGGGATTCAACCTGTGAACCGTTGGGCAGCTGTTGCACAGAATCTAAAGCAATTAGAATCACTTCACCCTTGGCTGGCTGACTACATCAAGCAGTGGGAAGCGCCAGAAAAGCAACGCAAGGAGAACTCCAAATGAGCCAGTCAAGCCCCACGCGCCAAAACGCCCTGCAACTCCTGGGGCAAGGCGTAGCTCCGAGCCAAGCAGCGGCCGCGCTAGGTGTGAGTGAGAGCCAGATCTCCCAGTATCTGAGCGATGAAGATTTCGCTGCTGCCCTCCAGGCGCAACGGGCCAGTGCGACCGCAGAGGATCTTGCCTACGATGAGAAGCTGGATCGCGTTGAGGAGGAGTTTCTTGGGCGCATCGAGCAGAAGGCAGCCTTTGCAAATCTCCAGCAGAGCCTGCAGGCATTCAAGATTCTCAACGTTGCAAAGCGCCGCAAGGACTCCAGGATTGCTCCCACATCAACTGGCGGTGGCACCATCGTAAACATCACAATCCCAATTGCAGTAATTCCGCAGTACATCACCAACAGCAAGAATGAGATTGTGGAAGTGGAAGGAAAGACCATGGTCAGCGCAAGTCCCAAGCGGCTGGAAGAACTTCTGAAGCAGCGGGGCAGCAGCGCCCTGCAGTCTGAAACTCCCATCGGACTCACCAAGGCTCAGAGGGCAGAGGACACTCTGCAGATTCTGAACCCTCGGCCGCAGCGGAGACCTGTGAAGCGTGCACTCCCGGAAGTTTCCGATCTTCTGTGAGGCGGAGCGACGTGGAGCGCTTGTCATCTCCACATAACTGAAAGTAACTATGACCACTCCTACCCAAGATCTTGAATTGGCAATTAAAACAGCAAAAGCAAATATTGCTCCTAGAGTTACCCCTGCGCAAGTAGAAGGTAATATCGTACGGGAGTATTATTTCACTGCTGCTGATGGTGTGTTTGGCGCTAGAGTTGCGGCCGTCGGACCTGGCTATCTTCGTGAGCCTCCACTATCTCTACTTACTTTCTGTGTTCTTGAGCTTCGTAATGGCTTTACTGTTACTGGTGAGAGTGCCTGTGCTAGTCCAGAGAATTTCAACGCCGAAATTGGTCAACGTATTGCTCGGGAAAATGCAGTAAATAAGATCTGGCCTCTTATGGGCTATGAACTCCGCAGTAGTCTTGATGATGCAGCTCGTAAAGATGCCTGTATTCGAGCTCAAGAGGCCTAAGCCATGACCACCCAAGAACTCAGTGCATCAACATCGGATATCAGTACCGCAGCGCGTCAGGACTTCAATTTCCTGGCGGCGCTCACCATGCCTACTGAGTTCTTGTTTCCCTTCCCTGCCTTCTTCCTGACTCTCTTTGCGCTCCTCACCAATCTCACGGATCGCATTCAGCGCTTTGCCATCGGCATCCCTCGGGGCTTTGCAAAGACAACCTTCATCAAGATCCTCTGTGTCTGGTATATTCTTTTCTCCAACAAGCATTTCATTCTGATCGTCGGAGCTAGTGAGGCCAAAGCAGTCAATATTCTCTCTGATATCTGTGACATGCTCAGCTCTCCCAACATTCGGAGAGTGTTTGGCCATTGGGATGCCAACATTGAAACAGACACCAAAGTCAATAAGGTATTCCATTTCCGTGGCCGTGAGATCGTTCTGTGGGCTGCAGGTGCTGGCACTTCTGTGCGCGGCATCAACCGAAAGAACAAGCGCCCTGACGTCATGATCATGGATGACATTCAGGAGCGAGAAGATGCGCCTAACAAAGAGCTTGCAGACCAGCTTACCTCTTGGATGCTCTCCACTCTGATGAAGGCTCGCAGCCCGTTCGGTTGCACCTTTATCTTTGTTGGAAACATGTATCCTCAGAACTCCATCCTAGAGAAGCTGAAGAACAATCCGCAGTGGACCAGCTTCATCGTGGGGGGCATTCTGGAGGATGGCACTTCTCTCTGGGAAGATCTCAAACCTATTGAAGAGCTTGTGGCTGAGTATGAGAGCGACACACTGATGGGGCACCCGGAGGTCTTCATTTCTGAGGTGCTCAATTCTACTGAGATTGCTCTAGCATCTGGTATTGACGTAGGCAAGATTCCACTCATCCCGTCCTACTATCTCACAGATGAACCAGGAGAGGCCAGCTTCATCATCATCGATCCCTCCAGTGGCAAGAAGACTGGTGACGACTGCACAATCACCCATTATGAAGTGCGCGATGGCAAGCCAGTAGCGGATGAGCTTCTGACTGGCACCTTCACCCCTTTAGAGACCATTCAGCAAGCCCTGGAAATGGGGGTTCGCCGCAGTACTCGCTGCATCGGAGTTGAGGGAGTTGCATACCAGTCCACACTGCTGTTCTGGTTTGAACAAGTTTGTGAGCAAGAAGGCATTCACGGTTTTGAATTCGTGGAATTATCTCCAAAGGGGCAGAACAAGAACAACCGCATCAAGCGTGGCCTAGTAAAGCTTCTGGCAGGCGAGATCTATCTCCATCCTACCGTCCGTTCTCTGGTGATTTCTCAGATCGTTGACTGGAATCCGCTCAAAACAAACAACAAGGATGACATCATAGATCCAATCGGCTATGTGGAGGAGATGCTGCGAGATCACGAGCTTGAGATTGTCCGCAATACCTTCTGGCAGGTTCCTCAGGAGATATCTAGTGGCGCATCGCATACAAATACACTTCAGCTCCCCTTCTAGCAACCGATCTCCAACTAGCTCCAAACATGGCAACCTCTGTAGCACTTCTAGCCACGCTCAATCTCGAGCAGCGGCGCTCATTTCTTGACTATGCTAAGCGATTTGCAGAGAGCTGCACTGAGCTTGGCACTTTCCGCGCACTGCTGGAGCAGCGGGACCGAGCCTACCAGCTCCAGATGGATCAGACTGCAGAACGTGTGCAGGAGATTCAACGCTCCTTGCGCAGTCCTAGTTCCGCCCGCCGTAAACTGGCAGATCTGGAAGTGCCCATCGTGATGCCTCAGATTGAGAGCGCGGTGGCCTACCAAACTGGTGTCTACCTCACCAGCTACCCCATCTTTGGAGTGGTTGCGTCTCCCAAGAATCAAGATGCAGCTCTGCAGTTTGAGACTGTGATTGGGAACCACAGCATTCGGTATGGTTGGGCGCAAGAACTGATCAAGGCCTTTCGCAACGGCTTCAAATACAACTTTGGCCCTGTTGCCTGCCTGTGGCGCCGTCAGAATGCAGCAACCATTACAACTTCCACAGATGCGGCCACTGCGGGACTAGGGCAGCTGCAGCAGATGATGCAGGAAGGCAATGTCCTCCGCACTCTTGATCCCTATAATTGCTTTATGGACATGTCTGTGCTCCCCAGCAGGCACCATGAGGACGGAACTGCCTTTGGATGGAATGAGCTCCACAATCGCATGCAGTTCAAGCGCTTTGTTGGAACTCTGGACCCCACTAAGACAACCTCGCTGCGTGAAGCTTTTGAGAGCAGCTTTGAGGTGCAGGGTGGAGACGCAGGCAGCGCCACCAACTACTATAGCCCCACAATCAATCGCGCATTCAATGTCAGTTCTCTAGTGACTGGCACTAACTGGCTGCAGTACGTTGGTCTTACAAACAGCACTTCAGCTGTAAACCGCATCAACTATCGTGATCGTTACCTAGTCACTCATTTCATTTGCCGTGCTCTCCCCAGTGACTTCGGGCGTCAGGGCAACACTCCTGCAATCTTCTACGGCATCATCGTGAATTGGAAACATGTGGTCTACGTGGAGCAGCTAGTCTCTCCTAACGACCATCTTCCTGTTTTCATTATGCAACCCAACGATGATGGCTTGGGATACCAGACGCAATCCATGCTGGATACGGCACTCCCGTTCCAGGACATGAGCAGTGCGCTGTGGAACATCACACTGGAATCGCAACGTCGGGCAGTCTTTGATCGACTGATCTTCAATGAGCGCTACATCAACAAGGCAGACATTGATCCGGCCAGTTCTGTGGCTCGCATTCCGCTGCGTAACGCCAGCCAGTTCAAGGGGGATGATATTGGGAAGGCTGTCTATCAGATCCCGTATCGAAATGACGGTGCTAATCTGAACCTGCAGCTGTCTGAGATGGTCTCTCAGATGGCAGATGTGGCCAGCGGTCAGAACAAGGTAGATCGTGGGCAGTTCCAGAAGGGCAATAAGACTAAGACAGAATTTGAGACCACGATGGCCAACAGCAATGGTCGTCAGCAGCTAGTTTCCATGAGCATTGAGGGGCAGTTCATGACCCCTCTTAAGGAGACTATCAAGAACAATCTCCTCCTCAATCAGGCTGCTGGCACCTTCATGAATCGGGATCAGCAGGCTGAGGTAGAAGTTGATCCTGTGAAGATGCGTGAATCCATTCTGGAGTTCAAGATTACAGATGGGATCCTGCCTGCAGATAAGCTCCTGAACATGGAGTTGATGAGTGTCTTCCTGCAGACAGCTCAAGCCATGCCGGCTGTGATGACTGAATACGACATCATGGGCATGTTCTTGTACTGGGCGAAGCTGAAGGGCGCTTATTGGCTGAAGGACTTCAAGCGCAATCCTGAGCAGCAGCAGCAATTCCTGCAAACCTTCCAACAAACCTCGATGGCACAAAATGCGACCCCTCCTGAGCAACAAGTTCCAGCAGTTTGAATTCACCGAGCAAGAAGAGGAGCAGGCTAATCAGGTCTCTCCACTCTTCTATGCCTATCTGCAAAACAAGATCGCCAGCTATGCATGCGCAGTAGTTGAGTGGTCTGCAGAAGGAAAAGATCTTACAGCAGCAACTATCAGGCATGAGCGTCTGAAGGCTCAGGTCGAAGTACTTGAGGAGCTGCTGTCCGAAATTCAGTGTCCAGCTGAATACCAAGAGCGCTGAGGCGCTTCCAACCGTCCGTCACTTCTTTCCATCCTCTTTCCTAGGAGCACCAAATGGGCTTTCTTTCTGGCATCTTCGGCAATCAA